CGCATATCTGCAGGACTCGTTTAGTGGTAGCTGTTCTGTTCTCATCCCTATACGGCGGAAACTGGTTCGATCAATGCGCTAACAACAGTGACTTTTACTCAACTTAGAATCGAACCATTCTGCGAAATGGTGGAGTGGGTTATCTGTCAACTAACCCAGACGGACTTACGAACAGTGTTAAGTGTAAAGCAATTACTACTACTTGCAAGCGATTTAACTACGAATATAGACCAATTTACTACTATCTTTAGAATAGTCGAAAAACACCAATTTCAACGTAGAGCGCAGTTAGGGAGTAGTAGCATAGTAGAACACCATAGATGATCTCGTATTCGCTCTACGTCCAACGTGCGGACTATATCCAACAGAAACATGATGCTGTACAGGCAGTAGTAGAATTTAGGATGTGCGAAACGTGGTTTTCATACTCAAATCGCTGTACATTGCACTGCGGGCTAGTAGTAGTACACATAAGAGTGACTGAGTAAACTCGTATATGACTACATGGGATTACCCTTGAATAATGCCTATTTTCGCCAATATCCTCGCACGTACGCGAGAATCTCGCCAGTAAATGCGAATGCTTGCAGATGCGAATCTTTGCAAGTAGGAATACATGTACCAGTAAGCATGTATCGGTAAGCATGTATTACATTGCATGAATTGGAATGCATGAATTAGTTAGCATGTATTAGATGGGTGAATGGATGACTGGCGTGATAGTAGAGAAAGGAAAAATCGCTGTTCGTTGTCTGTGCCGTGTGCCGCTCTGGTGTGTGGTGTGTGTGGTGGTGGTGTGGTGCAGTGAGGGGAGGGGGGTGTGCTGTTGGTGGTGTGGTGTGTGATGGTTAGGTACCCTCCTGACGGTTTGAAAGTCAAAAAGTGATACCCCCTGTTGGTGTGTTTTTGCCTGTCGGAGTCCCGTTACGGTATTTTTTTGTGTTGTTACGTTGCTGTTACACCTTGAAGTGGTCAAGTTGAACTAGGATTTGGTTACCTGTAACGGGTGTAACGGCTATGTAACGGTATATGTAACGCTACTGCCGTTACACCTACCCCCCTAAAGGGGGGGGATAGGCTGTAACGTCTAGGTGTTGTTGTTGTTTAGGTAAAAGAAAACCAAGCAAAGAAAAGTGTTGTTGTTTATACTTTGTTTTGTTGTTGGTGCTTTGTATCCGGGGTGGTTCACTCGACTTCCTCGTCAGGTTTGGGTAGCTGTATAAAGCTGGTACTGTTTTTACAGCGTCTTAGTGTTTTATCGCTAGGGGTCATCAGCACGCAAACTTCCCATGTGTTGAACCCTCTACGCATTGGAGGTTTGTGTTTTAGGGGGTAAAAATGTTACTGGCAGATGACCGAAAGGCTCTTCTCAAGACGATTGGTTATGAGACTTGGGAGGAGCAGGACAATATCCTGAACCACAAGGCTCGTATCAAGTTGGTTGCGGGTGGAGAGCGTGCTGGGAAGAGTTTTCTGGGTGCGTTGTCGATAATAAACAGGCTTGATGAGTTTGAGAGTGGCGACATATGTTGGTTAGTAGCTAGGGATTACGAGCGGACTCGTGCTGAGTGGAACTATTTGTCTGAGATCCTGACTAAGTTGGGGTTTTTGATAAAGCAGACCAAGCGAATTGACCCCGGTGAGATGACCGTGGCGTGTGGGACTAGTGAGAAGCCGGGTGTTTTCACTATCAAGACTAAATCTGCCCAAGATCACCGTAGTTTGGCTATGGAAGCCCCCCGAATGGTGGTAGCTTGCGAGTCTTCGCAGATTGACTACGAGAGTTTTCTTAGATTGCGTGGTCGTATTGCAGAAAAGCGTGGATATCTGTTCCTAGAGGGTACGTTTGAGATGTCATTGGGCTGGTATCCGTCCCAATGGGAGGCTTGGCAGTATTACAACCCCGATGATGACGCTATTTCCTTCTCATTGCCCTCTTGGACAAACAAAGTTGTCTATCCGGGTGGCAAAGAAGATGACGAAATCCTGTCATTGCAGCGATTGCACTCTGAAGACTGGTTCAATGAGCGTGTTGCGGGCAAACCAGCCCCACCAAAAGGGCTTGTTCATAACAGTTTCGATATATCAAGTCACATATCAGATAAAGCAGAGTACATCGAAGGCGAAGCTGTCCATCTTTGGGTCGATCCGGGCTATTCTCAGGTCACCAAATCAGCATATGCAGTCGAAGCAGTGCAGATTATTGAAGATCAGATCAGAGTTATTGATGAAATCTACGAAAGAGAAAAGATCACAGAGGAAATCATCGAGATCTGCCAGATGCGACCATGGTGGAAAGACGTTCAGCATGGTGTTATCGACATCGCCGCACACAACATAGGCGAATCAAGACCTGTTGATACTTGGTTGCAGCACGCAAAGCTTTATATGCAGTCAGGAAGGGTCGGAATCCTTGATGGAATCGAAAGGTTCAACACGTTCCTGAAGGTAAACCCCTCAACAAAGCTGCCGAACCTTATAATCAACCATAAAGCTAGGGGTATAATCTCCGAATTAGGTGGCTGTGCGAACCCCTTTGACGATCAAATTCATGTATACACATGGCGTACAGACAGGGATAACAACGTAATTGGAAGGCAACCAAGGGATGCTTTCAATCACGGAATAAAAGCACTAACCTACGGACTCGTTGTAAACTTCGGGTATGCTAGGGCAGCAGGTGCAACGAAAATAATCTCAGTAAACAGGTGGTAATGTGTCTAAAATTGACGACCTAATTTCCCAGATCGAAGGTGTTTGGGAATCGCCGGGGTTCCGTAGCAGAAGGTCACGCATGGAAAGCGATTACGGTCTGTACCGTATGAACCCATACGAAGCTGGCAATGGTTACCAAAGCTACACATCAAACGCACCTAAGATCCTTGCAGATAAGATCATGTCTTACCTGTCCAATGCCCAGATGTCGATACGTGTTCCACTAAGTTCTGAAGTAGCTGACCGTACTCCCGGCACACTGAAGGAAAAGTTCGTTATCGGCGCACTCAACCTTGCCGATGAACGAATGCAGCGATACGGTCAACCGTCTGTGAGAGAGCAGCTATCGTTTTATGTGACGCTGCGTGGGTGGTATGCAGGGCGAGCCATGCTGAACAAGCACGAAGATGGCTCCACATACGTTGATATAACACCGTTTGACCCCTTGCACATCTGCTACGAAATGGATGACCAAGGGATTGTTTGGCTTGCACACAAAACAAAGCGGTCACCTGCTGCGATAAAGCGAGCATTCAGTGTTGATGTCGAACCTGTAGTGCAGGGAGATACATCGGCAGGAATAACTGTTTGGGATTATTACTCAAGAACAGAAAATGCTGTTCTGATCCGGGGCGATGAAGATCAATCGAAGTTCGGTAAGCCTCTTACAAAGCACAATGTAACTGATGTAAATGGCAATGCCTGCGCCCCTGTATTCCTTGGTGCAGTAGGTCCTGCTCCTTGGGTGCAAGATGATTTGTCAGGAGATGACACCGCAAGAGATTACGGTGAGTCCATATTCTCTGCAAACAGAACGCTTTACGAAGATTACAACTTCGCTATGAGTGCATATAAGACACTCGTTCGGCGCGCTGTAAGGCGACCATACAAGATTACTTCCCCAGATGGGACTACCACGCTTGATACCGATCCGTGGCAGGATGGTTCGGAAGTTCCACTGCCAGCAGGAACTGATATTCGCCTGATGGAAGAGATCACAATGCCCCTTGATACGGGCGCATTTGTGGGCTTAGTGTCTGGTGAATTGCAACGTGGTGGACTATCCAACGTAAGTTACGGCGAACTTCCTTTTGCTATCTCAGGCTTTGCGGCAAAGATCCTTCAAGAAGGTTCTGCCCATCAGATTGAGCCACGAGTAAAAGGCATAACTTCTTGTTACAAACAGATCTCTGAAATCATTTCTATGCAGTACGAAGCAGGTGGCTACAACCCTGTCGAAGTACGAGGTCGCCACAACGATATCGCTAGTTACTTCAATCAGGAAATAAAACCTGCCGACCTTGAAGGCGCAGGTGCGATTGATATCAAGTTCGGTGTTCGTATGCCACAGGACGAACCGCAGCTAATCACAATGGCTCAGATGATGCGTGAAGGTGAAAAACCTCTTGCACCTGATGAGTGGATTTGGGAGAATGTATTACAGATCAATGATGTGGATCAGTTCCGTAATTCCATTTCAGCACAGCAGGCTCAATCGACAGAGCCAAAAGCGTTGTTGTTGACATTGATCGAAGGTCTAATGCAAACGGGCGACGAAGAAAAAGCCTTGATTTATGTAGACCTTCTGCGAAAAACACTGAAGCAAGACAAGCAAGAAGAGACTGCTCAAGACATGCAGTTCCAGCAGTTGTTAAGCTCTATGGGTCTGCCGCCTGAACAAGCAGGTCAGGGTGCTAGCACCCAGCCTCAAGCACCAAATCCTAATCCGGGTAGCACAGGCAGAAGCCCCATGGATGTATCAGGTGGGGTAATATCTTCACAGATGCAAGGCTTCCAACGAACGGGCAATCCGCAACAGGCTCCACCGGGAACTCCGGGCGGGGCAGGACCAAGAGTTAATCCTCTAGGAAACGTATAAATATGGCTATATATAATGTTCTAGTAACTTCGATAGACGGAATAAGTCAAAATGTAGCTGTTGATGCAAATAGCATTTCGGAAGCAAGGCGTAAAGCAGAAAGCCAATCGGGGTACGGGGCAAGAGCATCAGGGGTTCCTGAACTTGCAGCATCGCCAGTCGGAAGTGATTCATTCTCAAGTTTTGTAGGCGGGATAGATTCTAACTTCGACCCTTCGGCTTACGGGATTCAAAATCCTAATGTGAACATCCCAAATCCTGTTAGTGCTGATTTGAATAACCAGCTAGTTTACGCAAACAGCCAAGCAAATACTGGATCAAATACTCCGCAATATAATTCCCCATACGGAGAACAGTACGATCCAGCAAGTAATGCTTTTTACACTGCAAACAACCAAAACCTAAGTACGCCTGACCCTATTAGTGCCGACCTAGCTAATCAGTTATTTTATGGAAACAGCCAAGCAAGCACCGGGGCTAATACTCCTCAATTTAGTTCAATGTACGGAGAGCAGTACCCCGGCAACTACGACCCGTATGCTGGAACGGGATTCGATCCGAACGAAATAGAATCGTATTACCTTAATCTTCTACAACCTACCTCTCCGGGCAATTTACCCGCACCAGCTAATGCTG